AATTGTAAGATTGTGTATGAAAATGATAGGGATGGAGATATTGAATCCTATGCTAGGGTTAATAAAAAGCTTCATCGTCTTGAATTTGAACTTACAGTTTATGATTCTTCTGACAATCCACGTAAACAACTTGGTAGACGTTACGGTGTGAGTATGAGTAACTTAGAAGTTAAAAAGACAGCAGTAAGCTATCTAAAAGATTGGTTATTAGCACCTCGAGATAAAGATGTAAATGGTGCACAAGAGTTAAACTTACATAAAATTTATAGTATTCCTCTTTTGGAGGAAATTATTAAATTTGATTATGAAGGTAACTTTGATAGAGTTTCTGCAATGTTAGTTGCAATGCTTTATAAAAAAGAACTGTTACTGAAACCAGCAGTAACTGAAATAAGAAAGTCAATCTATGACGATGAATTTTTTAATAGGTTTGACTCTCAATTTGGTAAAAATGAATTAAATCTCTAAATTTGTAAATTAATATAGTATAATGGAAAATAATAATCAAGTAGGAATGATGTTTGATATACCAAATCAAAACGTCAGTTATACTGAAAAGATAGTAAAAGACTTTGAATGGGGAAAACTTACCATTAATGCTATTATAGGTCGTTCAACATTTACAACAAATACTTGGAAGCTTTGGCTTAAGAAGTTATATGATTATTATAATGGTAATATACATATAGATGATTATAAGTTAATTACAGAACCTTTTGGTAAACCAATTGAAGGTTCTTGGTCTGATGTAGAGAACTATCCTATTATTAAAACTAAAGTAGATTTATTACGTTCAGAATATAGTAAACGTCCTAAAAGAGATATGGTTTATGTTGTTAATGATGATGTTGTTACTAATATGACTGAAGCATTAAATGAACAAATTAATAAAGGATTAGAAGAAGAATTCGTAAACAGGCTTAACGAACTAGGAGTTCCTACAGGAGTAGAGGCTCAACAACCAGAAACTCCAGAAAGAATTAAAGAACAGTTTGAAGCAAGCTATTTAGATAAAAGAGCAATTAATGGTCAAAAAGCTATTAATTATATTAAGACTCAGCAAAATCTAGATGAAAAATTTGATTTAGAATTTTTTCATTGGCTTGTAAGTGGTGAAGTTTACTCTTATAAAGATGTTGTTCATAATGAAACTGTATATGAAGCTGTTAATACTTTAGATATAGATTTTGATAAAGACCCTGATTTACAATTTGTTGAAGATGGTGATTGGGTAGTAAGACGTAAATATATGCATCCTTCATCTATTATAGATACTTTTTATGATGAACTTTCTCCTGAAGAAATCAAGATGATTGATACTCTTGCAATTACTGGACCAGCATTAAATTCTAATTCTGCAATATTTTTTGATAGGTCATCATCATTTAAACAATGGTCCAGACTTATTGAAGTAATGCACGTTTGTTGGAAAAGTCGTAAGAAAATAGGTATTGTTGATTTTGTAGATGAATTAGGACAATTTCAATCTTTAGAAGTTGATGAAATTTATAAACCATCTGAAAACGAAACAGTTACTTGGTATTGGGTAAGTGAGGTTTGGGAAGGTTATCGTTTAGGAACAAGCATGTTCAAGAAAATCAGAGCTATACCTAATCAAAGAGGAAATTTAGATAATATATCTAAATGTAAATTACCTTACAATGGTAGAGTAATGTCTAATGTTAATTCGACTAATGTATCATTAGTTTCTTTAGGTATTCCATATCAAACATTATATAATGCTACTTTTCATCGTCTTAAATTAGCTATGGCTAAGATGAAAGATGATATGGCTTTGATTGATATGAATTGGAAACCTATTGGTTGGTCAATGGATAAATGGTTGGAATATGCTGATAGAGTAAGTATGTTGTTTGTTGATTATAGTAAAGATTCAGTTAGAATGAATGCTACTCATCAAACAAGATTACAATTAGCTTCTCAAACTATTAATATGTATACTGAACTTTTAGCCTTTATTAAAAATGAATGGGAAGAAGTTTGTGGTATCACACGTCAACGTGAAGGTCAAGTTAATTCTTCTGAAACTGTAGGTGGTGTAGAGAGAGCAGTATTACAAAGCTCTTTAATTACTGAAACTTACTTTACTTTATTTGACCAATTTAGAAAACGTGATTTGCAAGGATTAATTGATTATTCTAAGATTGCTTGGATTAATGGAAAGAAATCAAGTTTTGTAATGCCTGATTCTACTGTTCCTATTTATATGGATATAAATGGAGTTGAGCATTGTGAAACTGAATATGGTATTGGAATATCTGATTCAAGTAAAGAACAAGAAAGAGCTAATACTATTAAACAACTTGCACAACCAATGATGCAAAATGGTATAGCTGCATCAGCTATTGCTGAAGTTTTAGATTCAGATACTATTTCTGAAGCTAAAGTTAAACTTAAAGCTGCTGAACGTAAGTTACAAGAATACGAACAATTTGTTGCTCAACAAGAACAACAAGCAAATATAGCTTTAGCTGATAAACAAAAAGAAGTTGTACAATTACAACATGAATATAACTTAGAAGCTATTGATAGAAAAGGTGAATGGGAAATGCGTAAAGCTGAATTAACTGCTTTAGGTATGGATGAAGGTGATGATAACACTGCTATTCAAGAGTCTATGATTGAAGCTGGTTTAAAGCAACAAGAATTAGGTTTGAAGAATAAAGAGATTATGGCTAATCAATTGAATGATGATAAGCGTATGAAACATGAAGCTCAAATGAAAGAGAAAGACGCTCAAATCAAGAGAGAAGAAATGAGAAGCAAAGAGAAAATAGCACGTTCAAAACCAAAGCCAAAAGCAAAATAGTGTTATATATATAACGTAAAGACGAAAACAATAAAACAATAAAATAACAAATTAACTTTGTATTAGAAAATGGCAGAACCAAATGAAAATGAAGGGTTAGATTTAGACTTAGATTTTGATATAACTAAGGTAAATGTTGACCCGAAAGGTGTTGTTCCAAAGACGGAACTAGAACCTGAAAACGAACCTATTGTAGAACCAGTAGAACCAAAAAGAGGAAGACCTAAAAAAGTAGAGAAACCTGTAGAAACGATTGTAGAACCTGAACCTGTAATCACTGAACCTGTAGAAGGTGAAGAAGTTATAGAACCTACATTAATTTCTAGCTTAGCTGCTAAAATGGGTTTTGACTTAGGTGAAGATGATGTATTTGAAGAAACTGAAGATGGACTTGTATCATTCATGCAATCAACTGCTGATAAATTAGCAGATTCAAAATTGAATGATTGGTTAGGAACATTACCTCCAGTAGCTTCAGAATTTTTTGATTATCTTCATATGTTAGGTGAAGAAGCGACTGAAGAAAATATTCAAAAATTCTTCAAATCGGTGAAACCTGAGATTGATTATAAGTCTGTTGATTTGAATAATGAAGATGCTCAGAAAGCAGTTATGAGAACATTTTATAAAAAAATGGAATATAACGATGCTGAGATTATGGATGCAATTGAAGATTTAGAAATTGCAGGTACTCTAGCTAAATCAGCTAAAGTAGCTTCAACTAAATTAGCTGCTAGACAAGAATCTGAAAGAGCTGCATTATTAGAAAAAACAAGAGCTGAGGATTTAGCTAAAAAAGAAAAAATCCAAAAATATTGGGAAACTGTAGATACTACTATTAAAAATGGAAAAGTAGGAAACTTTAATATCCCAGTAACAGAACAAAAAGCTATGTTAGAATATATGTCTAAACCAACAAAATCAGGTGTTCCTCAATTCCAAGAAGAATTGAATAACATGACTGTTGAAGACAGAATTCAATTAGCAATTGCAGTAAAGAACAAATTCAATTTGAGTAAGTATATTAACACAGCAGTAAAAACAGCACAAGCTTCAACTCTTCGAGAAAGATTGGCTACTGGAGCAACTAAATTAAAAGGTGCACCTGTTGGTGGTAGTGGTTCTGAAGAAATTGTATTTGAAATCAAATAAACACTTTAAAACAAATAAATAAAAAATGGCACAATTTCTAATGGACCAAGTGTGGAATGAATCAATGAAGTCAAATGACGCATCATTCGCCCGCTTGATTAATGCACAGCCTGACAAAATCGCTCCAGTACTCACACATATGATGGGTCAAGAGAGTTCTCGTTTTCCACTTATGTATCTTTCCGAAGGTATGCAAGCAATTCAAGAAGTCGATGGAGACGAATTCGAGTATGACGTAATTGGACGTATGCTTAAGGCAGTTCCTTTACAATCTCCTCCTTCTGGTTCTTATTCTACATCTTTTGGTGTAAGTGGAACTGAGGCAACTTTGTATTTCAATGAGGGTATCTTCCCTGTAGGATACACTATTTTATCACCTTTAGGTTACCAATTAAGGATTACTTCTCGTGATAATTCAAATGGTAACTGGGCTTATAAAGTTAAGTTGGTTGCTAAAAACTTATCTGAAACTTTACCTACAAGTGAATTAGCTGCTGGTGCATTATATGCATGTGGTTGGAACTCTGTAGCAAGTTTTGGTTCATTTGGTAGTCTTTCTACTAGCACTGCTCCTGTTAAAGTACGTGGAGATGTTGGTACAATTAGAAAAGGTTATGCTTACGAAGGTAATATTAAGTATCGTAAAGCTAAGACAGTTCAACTTGATACTAAAGGTGGTGGTACTAAAGAAATGTACTGGCCTTATGAAGAGTATCAACATAACTTGAGTTTCCGTATCGAATGTGAAAGTAACTACTGGTATGCAAAATCTAATCGTGATGCATATGGTGTAATTAATGAGCGTGACGAACAAGGAAATCCAATTGTAAGGGGTTCTGGTATGTTTGAGCAAATCACTAACAAAGATACTTATGGTACTTTGACTGCTGATAAGATTGACCAAACTATTCGTGATACCTTCTATGGTATGTCTGATGCTGAAAATAAAGTAATCACCCTTTTCACTGGTATTGGTGGTCGTATGGCTTTTGACCAAGCAATGAAAACTGAATTATCAAATAGAGGTTATATCAAATTAACTGACAACAAGTTCGTTGGAGGTTCTGGTTATAACTTGAGTTTGGGAGGTTTCTTCGATACTTACCAACATGTTGATGGTTACAAAGTGATTATTAAAACAGCTAGTTTGTTTGATAATGGTCCTCAAGCTTTAGCTTCTCCTAAACATCCAAATTATCCTAACCTTCCTCTTGAATCTTTCAGGATGGCATTCGTAGATACTTCTACTTATGATGGTATGAGTAACTTGGTAATGGTTAGCAAAAAAGGACGTAGTATGTTACGTGGTATGGTAAAAGGTATCAACGAAGCAGCTTCTGGAACTAGTTTCTCTGCTAACGATACTATCTCTACTGATAAAGACGGTAGCTCAGTTCACTTCTTGAAAGCTGGACAAGTTGTTCTTAGACGTTTCAACACTTCAATCGACTTAACTTGTACTGCTGGGTTAGTATAGTTAAAAATAGCATAAAAGGGGAAGAGTAAAATCTTCCTCTTTTTTTAAATTAAAAAAGAAAAAGAAAACAGATAATGAAAACGATTAAAATACAAAGAAAAGAAGTGCGCAGATATGGTGTGCATATTAGCTTGACTCAAGAAAGGTCAGCAACAATTGGTAGTTTTTTATTGAAAAGTGGAGCTGTGGGAACAGGTCTAACTTTTGAAGAAAGTAAAAAATGGATGCCAGGAATTATAGGTATGGAAGCAACAGACCCTAAGTTTAGGGCTGAAGTAAACAAGTACTTTAATAATATTATGATTCCAGTTCCTTATGAAGGAAAAGAACTTAATATTACTTTAGATGAATCTGGAGAACCAGAAAATCTAGAAGATTATTTAAAATATTTATTTATTAAGGTTCACCCAAAAGTAGCAGAATCAAAAACTGTAGCGGATACTGACCAATATAAAGAATATTATATCGAAGACCAAGCTTTAGAGTTAACAAAGAAAACTAAAAAGTTGAAGTCAAAAACAGATGCCACAATCAAATTTGCAGAATTAATTTCTGATGAAGTTAAACTTGATTGGGTAGCTAGAGAACTTACAAATAAATATGCAAAAGATTTAGGTTCTATTACAGTTCTTACTAATTTGAAACTTGATGAGAAAAGTCTTAAAGTTGCGGAAATCTTTGAAAAAGACCCTGAATACTTTATGTCTGTAGTATCTGACCCTGATTTATCATACAAAGCACAAATTGCTTCAATGGTAGAAAGTCAAATATTTCAAAAGATTGGTAATGAATATGTTTATGGTTCTGAACCTTTAGGTAATATAGATGGCGCAATAGCTTATATGAAGAATCCAAACAATTCTGAAGCATATACTATTATGTTAGCTAAATTAAATAGTATGGGTGTAGGTTTTAAACAGAAAGAAAAAGAAGTTAAAAAACCTAAATAGAATTGAGCTGTTGACGAACAGAACGTAACAATAGAGGGCTTACCGTAAGATCAGCTCACTCACTATCCTGATCGTAGGCAGGGCTAGGGAACAGTAGTGTAAATCTGAACAAAATTGTGGGATAGAGAAGTCTGGTATCTCGTGAGCCTCATAAGCTCAAGTTCATGGGTTCAAATCCCATTCCCGCAACAATAAAAGAACTATGAATATTAAAGAAATGCATGTGGCTATTGGTACTGAAATGAATAAAATCAATTCAGCGTTGTTTGAGAATATTCTTGAGCAAGAGGTAGACTTTGCTATTAATACTAATATTTTACGATTTGTTAAACAAAGATATACTCCTTCATCTAACCTTAAGAACAAAGGATTTGAAATGAGTCAAAAAAGAATTGATGATTTAAGAACTTTAGTTGTACCTAATTATACTGCTAAAGCTTTTGTTCCTCCAAGTTATGACCCTGATATAACCGAGAAAGTTCTTTTTTACTTTCCAGCAGATTATATGTTGACAGTAAATAGTAGATTTAAAGTTGCTCATGATGATTGTAATACTTTTACTTATTCTACTTCAACAGTATCTTATTCTTTAGATACATTAGATATTAATGCTTTAGCTATAACTAACTGGGTAAATTTTAGAATTAAAAATAATACTGATGGTTACGTTTTATCGTTAGGAGCAGAAGCTACCAATTATAATGCAACTGATGATTTAACATATATTGTCAGAATTATTCTACAAACTTTAAGATTACAATATAATTTTTCTCAATATGAATTTTATTGGGAATATTATCATGGTACTTATTATAAAAATAAAATAGTTATTGTAAACAAAACTGCTACAGATTGGCAGTATTCTACTGATGCTAGTACTTATACACCATTTACTGCTGTAACAGAAAGTGCTTTAACTTATTATAGTAATACAAGTAACTTATCTACTTCAGGTAAATTAGTTCAAGAAGATGATATTTTTGCAATGCAAGCTGACCCTTTTAATAAAACAAATCCAGACTTTCCATTGTTCTTTACATCTAATTATAACTTTAATGTGTTTATAGACAGAAATTTATTTGTTGTAACAGATGTAATTTTGTCGTATATTCGTACCCCAAGAACTGTATCTTATTTTTTAGGACAAGATTGTGACTTACCTGAGCACACTCATTCTGAAATTGTAAGTATGGTTGTCAATTATCTTCTTGAAGCAGTTCAAGCAGGTGAAAGATACAAAACGCATCAAGAAATTGTTGCGACAAATGAGTAAATTTTTTTAATTATTAATAACAAATAAACAAACAAAACAATGTCAAAAACTGTTTTATTCGGAAATGCTTCAGCTTACTCAAGTGCTGCAAATCCTGCTCTCTTAGCTGCTGGTGAAATTGGAGTTTACTCCATTGCTGAAACTGGTGCTTTCACGTTGATTACCACTACTTGTAGTGCTGCTCAAAAACAACTTCCTATTATGATTGCCCAAGGTGGTGTAACTGGTGGAAACTTTAAGAACGTAATCATTTATCCTAACGGTGTTGTTAAGGCTGCTACTACTGCTGTTCCTTATATCGCTGCTGTACCTAATATTGATGTTGTAGGATATGCAGGAAGTGGTTCTGATACCATTCAAGCAAGTGTAGCTGGTAGCTATAATCTTACAGTAACCAATACAACTAAAGGTACTACTCCTTTGCCTTTTAATTTAGCTTCTACTTACTACCAAACTTCTGCTGCTGCAACTCCGTTTCAAGTAGCTTACGATTGGGCTAAGTTAGTTAACGCTAAAACATTAGACACAAGGTTACAACCTTACAACAGGTTCGTATTTGCTGATGTATTAACTAATCAAGCTTCTGCTCAATTGGTAACTTCTGCTCCTGCTAACATTACTGGAACTTTGGTTAATGGTTCAACAACCCTTACATTATCTGCGTCAACTGCTGGTGGTACTACTGTACTTGCTGCTGGTGATTATATTCGTATCGGTCATGCAACCACTACTACTCTTCCTGTGTATAAAGTAGCTGCTATGGTTTCAGCAACTGTTGTTACTTTGGATACTCCTTATGTCAATCCTTCTTTAGCTATTGGTGCAAGTATTGCTACTGTAGCTTTAGGTAAATTAACTGCTGCACCTGATGCAAGTGATTTAGCTGGCGTAAGATGTGCATCTTTCGGTAACTGGTTTAACGGTACTGCATTTAAAGAATTGCAACCTAATGGTTCAATCGCAACTGGTGTATCTGGTAACGCTTTAGGAACTGTAATGGTTCATAATGGTGTAAATGCTCAATCTTATTTGAACGCTTCTGGTGCAATCACTACTGGTGTTTTCAACTTAGGATATGGAATTGGTTACCAAGCACAAAAACAAGAATTTGAATTCCAAGGATATCAAGGAAATATGAATAGAAGTTGGTTACCTTACGGTACTCAATACTTTGCTTCAGCAACTTCTGTATATGATGGTTACTCAGTTACTTATAAGAGTGTACCTAACAATGCAGCTTTGGATGGCAATGCTAAAGAAGAAGTTCATAATCTTCAAATATTCTGTGTGAATGCTGGTGGTTCTGGAGTTGTAGGTACTAATGCATTAATTGATGCAAAAATTCCAACAATCTTAAGTTCATACATTAACGCATAGTTTCTGATTTTTTCATAATTTAGATTGATTAAAAGCTCACAAGTTTCTTGTGGGCTTTTTTTATTTCTAACTTTATGTATATCTTTGTAATATATTATCCTATATAAAATGGCATTAAATACAAAAATAAATTTATCAGTTTCTGCTGATTGGAAAACAATTACAATAACTGATAGTACTGGTTCAGGAATTACAGGATATGGTTCAAATCAAGACCCTGTAGGATATCGTGAAGCATTAAGTTCAGGAGTAGATATTTTTAAAACTAGAATTCAATTAACTTCTCCAAGTGGAACAATTACAACTTTTCTATTAACTAATGCTGAGGCTTATGTAGCAACTATTAGTGGTTATACTGTTACAAATGTAGCTTTAGGTTATTCTACTGATGAAGATATTGAAGAAGGAATTTGGAAAGTTAGTTATACTCCTTATTTTGCAAATGATACAACAACAGTTACTTTAAATATTAGTACTGCTTCAACTACAGTTGTTTATACAAGTTCGGACATAAATTTTACAAATGCTACTAAATTAATGTTGGCTTCTTCAACAACTCCAACTTATTTTGATATTAGTAATATTACTCCTTCAGTTAACACTTTTACTATTTCAGCAGCAGCAGGAATAAC